TAGCGGATCCGCAGATCCATGGTGTTGGTGCAGCCGACCATGTAAATGCCGTCATCCCTGAATTCCCATTCGCCGAAGTACGGGCCGGGAATGCGCGACATCAGCGGCTGCTTGGCAGGCTGCATGACGACGAAAGAAGCACCTGAATTCGTTTGCCGCTGGAAGACGTTGAGCGGCAGGATCATGTCCGGCGGCAAGACGACGTTCGCGTTGGTGGTCGCGCCGTTGTAGTAACCGTTCTGGTTGATGAACACTTGCGTGCCGGGATCCGAGTTCGCTACCGGCCCGATGGGCGTCAGGATGGCGTTGTCGATCACCTGACTGAACAGTCCGTTATTCGCGAGGTAGCGTTGCGTCTTGCGGATCGATCCGTTCAGGAAAGTGTTCGTGTACGGCGCATTGTCGGTCAGGATGGCGCCGCTGGTATTGCGCAGCATGTCGTTGATCATGGCGCGGGCATAATTCAACACGTTTTCCGCGCTGGGATAAGTTCCAGTTTGAACGTCTGCCATAAGTCCTCGAGTGAAACGCCTGTTTCAGCCGGCGTCGAGCTCTTGAAACATTTGTTTCAGGGCATCGGGGAGCGGCTGAGTCTGCCGCGATCTTGCTCAGATCAGGAGCCGAGAAGATTGCGTACCGCTCCCCGAAGATTTATTTCTTTTTCGTCTTAGTGCTGCCGCTTTCGGCCTGGCGCAGCTTGACCATCTGGGTGTGCAGCTCTTGGCTGATCATGCCCGCGAGCAGAGCGCGATCGGGATCGAACACGTAGCCGCAAGGATGCCGGATGATGCCAGCCTTCGCCGGTTCGCCGCAGCCAGGGCATTCGGTGGTCTTTTTGTAGATCTTGTTCCAGCTGCGATCCTCGCCGAAGTACGAAGCCGCAATGCGCATCAGCGGCGTGATGTCGTCAATCTTCCCGGCGGCCTCGATCGATGCGGCCATGCCCAGCAACCGGCGGTAAGTGGCTTCCATCTTTCCGCGGGCCGTAGCAAGTTCCCCGTCTGTCGGCGGATTGTTTTTCGTGAAGAACACGCCCAGGGCGCTCAGATCCGCGCCGTAAGTCCACCAACTCTTCCCGCCCGCGGTAACCGGATTGACGATGTCCTGGGCCATGAATTCGCCGGACACTGCGTGCGTCTTCATTTCCTGTTCAACAAAGTAGGAATCGCGCCACACCGAAGGCAGCGTCCAGGCCAGCAGATACGGTTCGCCTGGTTCACAGGCCCGCAACACGAAAGTGCCCGCGGATCCGCGCTCCACTCTGTGCTCGAGAGCGCCGATGTTGTAGATGTACACCTTGTAAGCGGGATCGTTACTGAACTGCGCGGTGTCTGGCGTGTACACCAGGGCGCCGTTCAATTCCTGTTCCACCTTACGCGCTTCGCGCAAGGCCACTACGCTGTCTGATGGCATAACCTTCCTCCTGATTTTCGAGATACAATTTTCGCGGGCGAAGTCCGGCTGCGGGTTCGATTCCCAAACTGAGTCGGTCAGTGCAGAAAGGCCTTCTGGATTTCGCCTACCTCACCTGGCGATGGCCGCGGCCCATCTTTCTCACGATTTCGTCGCGGGAGATTCTGAGTCCGGCTTGCTTTTCTCTGATTCTTTGTTCCCAGGCTTCGCGATTGGACTCGTAGGTTCCGGCTTTTCCGCCGAAGGCTGGGGAAGCATCAAGATACGCCTCAAAAATTTTCTTAGCCGCTGCTTCACGTTCCGCCGCCATACGCTGCTCGACGGCTCGTTTCCGTTGGGCATAAGTACTCTCCTTTTCCTTCAGGAGATTGGGCACAAGCAAATCGATGATCCAGTGCGTGAGCGGCATGGCATCGATGCGCATTTCGTCGCCAACGACGGTGCGCACAAAAAGATTGAAAGGCGCAGGCACGTACATGCCGCGTTCCGGAAAAGGGCCGATGCCTGGCGCATCCGTGTCCCAGTCCCACGTTATCGCGTACCAGAGTTCCGGCGAGATGATTTCGGGCGGCTTCCAGCAGTCGATGAACCAAGCCGGTATACCGTCATGTTTGAGGATGATGTGCTGCCCTTTTCGTCCGTTGGCGTCGACACCGTAAACGACATCGGTCTCATTTTGTCCCCAGACAATTTTAAAATTTGGTTCGCCGTAACGATTAAAGCCCCCGATGCGGTTGATGTGTTCCACGTACTCTTGCGCGGCATACCGTTTCTCCATGCCGGGGATCGTCCAACTCATGCATCCCTCAAAGATTCACGCAACTGGCCAGCGTTCTTGAGAAGGGAATATTGCGTGAGCGCATCAGGGTGGACCGTGTCTGGAATAACCACGCGGCGCTGTCGGAAATAAATTTCGTCGTAGCGCAGGACGAGAAATTCCTCGCCATCGAGGTTCACTTCCGTTGCGCCGTATTTGCTGAACAGGACGATGTCGCCGACCTCGAGCGGAAGGGGCACGATCTGATTCCCCACCAGCCGTCCTTCTCCAACGGCGATGACCCGCCCCTTGCTGCTCTTCACCTGTGCGATTTCCGGCACATGCAAACCGTGCTGGATCTCCGCATCTTCATCGATGCGCTTGATTAAAACCCTGTCGCCCAACGGTTCGATGTCAATCATGTTTTTTCCTGATGAAAATAAAACCGCCGAGGAGGTCTTGTCATCCGCCCCGGCGGTCTCTCAGTAATTCGAATTGCAGCCACAGAGTAGCACAGCCAGAAATCAGCTGAAATACCCAGTGGGAATTTGCGCGTTCTGGATGAAGGCACCCGCACGCACATTGCTGTTAAACACATTGAGTGAGGTTACGAAATAGAACACAGTAGATGCGTTAATGCCGCCGGAGGCACCGATGGTCGGGAACACTGTTTGGCCGTTAACATCATACAAATCAGCAGCTTTCAGCTCCCCAATACCCCAGTACTTTAAGCACAATGCATCAACTCTACCGGGTAACGCATGTACACTCTTGACTATATCATAGCCCACGAAAGTGTTGGGCGTATATTTCTTCAGCATGTCCTGGCTGCTGTCGCCCTTCACTTCTTGCTGGTTCACGATGGCCACTTGGATCGCCAAATTCTCGACCGCAGCTGCCTGATCCACGTTCATATACCAAATCAAGTCGGCTAAGGCCGGAGTCTCGTTGCCCAACGCGAGCGCAATTTTGCTGACTACCAAACGCCCGATGGGAATGGTGATCGCGGCACCGGCAAGGTTCACCGTGGGCGTACTCAAGCGACCGGGGAAGTTCGAACGCGCCAGTCCATTCAGCGTGCCCGAATTGCCGTTCACCTGATATGCGCGAATGCCCATGATGCTGGTATTCGCGCCGCCCGATGCGCCGTTCACCATCAGCAGATCGTTCGCCGTCGTTCCGGCGGGCAGTGCCTGCGCGGACCAGATCGTATTGACGACGCCGTCGACATACGAGATCTGAAAACTTCCGCGGCTCACGCCGCCGACTGACGGGAACACCTGCACTATCTGGTTGTCAAAAAATTGGTTGGCGTTGTTGACGATAATGTTCGAGAATGATGGCCCTGCGGCACCGGATCCGGAACTGGGTGTCGTGACGGTAGCCAGAACTCCACTGCCATCTCCCTGCAAATCCGCATCTAAATTCGATTTGAATTGCTCAAGAGTATGCGTGAATTCTGATGCCTTAACCTGCACTCTACTCTTCTTACCAGTCTCCGTTGACCAAAGTGCCTGAGCAGTAATCTCGCAGGCTTCGGAAAAACTGATGGGCGTGAGGAACTGTGCCGCGTAAAACGACCCAGTGCCGCGGCCCATGTCGCCGCCGTCTGCGGAAAACTGCTGGTGCGTACTGCCCGCCGCGATCCTCATCGGAACGCGCAGAGAAGGACGCCCTGTGGGATCGAAAGTGCTGCCGGTGGATCCACCCGTTGAGGTGGACATCGGCAACACACGTCCCGCTTTCTTGATTCTGGCGTAAAAAGTATCCTCCGTTAACATCAAATCGGGGATCTCCTCACGCACAGTCTCAAGTTCGACTGCCTGTACGGCAGCCTCGTTGAGAGCAGCCATGAAGCTACTCCATGTTGGTTGGACTTACCCCGTGCGGTTTTGCTGCCTGATCAGCCAGCTTCGTTCTGCTGTGTGAGGCGGTGGTAGTGATGCGCCGAAGCGCATTTGCTGCATTGCGTTGCTCGCAGTCGAGTTCTCAGTTTAACGTGACTCAGACACGATCGATTTATGCGAGAGCGCAAACTTTTTTCCAAAGTAGGCGATGCCGAAAAGGCCCGCCACCAGAAGCACCAGCGTTCCCGGTTCTGTGGTGGAAACGGTGCTCACGTCGAGGTCATCGATCAGCACCGATTCACCGGGAGCGGTGATTGAAAAATAATTGAACTGCCCTGCGAACGGCAGCAGGTTGAAATTCGCCGCGGTTTGATTCGAGGCCAGCAGCGTGCCCAACACGCCTGCGGTATTCGATCCCCAGATGTTGTAGAAGTCCGGACCTTGGATGCTGTTCAGGCTGATCGACAGCGTAGTCGGATTCCTCGCGATGATCGGCGTGAGATTCAACTGCACCCAGTGGTTGTCGCTGATCTCGCGGTCGGTGCCATCGATGATGCCCAAACCGAATTCCGTTGGCCCTTCGTTCTTCGCGAACAGATGATCAGCGAGCACACCGTTGAATCCGGCCACGCCCACCGTGAACGAACCATCCGTGAAAGTACGTGAAGCGCCGAGGTCGCCGAGAACCACACCGAAATTAAAATCCACGCCGTCCGCAAGTGCTGGGGAAACGGCGAGTGCCAGGACAGCGATTAGCAAAAAGATTCGGAACATGTCTCCTCCTTCGGACGGGCGGAAACGGCGGCAGGAACATTCGCAGTCAGTCGTATGCAAAACGAAGTATCTGACCGCTACACCATGCCGCCGCCCGTAGTGTACTACTTTTTCGTGGGGCTGACTGTCGGGGGCACTACCGTGCCGTAAGTGACAACCATGGTCGCCGGTGCGGTCACGGTGATGTTCACGGTGTCATTCTCGACCACCTGGCCCATGGAATTCATGGCCGTATAGGTCACCGTGCAGCTCGATCCTTCGGCGCCCACGCCGGTCAAGGGAATCACGTTGGGCGTGCTCGAATCGGGATTGCCAATCGCCACCACCGTGGGATCGGAGGACGAAGCGACAAACGTACAGGTTCCGGTGATGTCGGCGCCGCCTGCATCCAAAACCTGAATGGTCGCGGTATTCGGTCCAGTCGGAATCGTTACAGTCTGGTCAGGCATGTTTCTTTGCTCCTTGTGAAATTGCGAATTTGTAGACTACCTTCAGCATCGCTGGGACAGAAACTTCTTCGCCGCCGCCAAGCAACTTCTCAATGTTCTTGGACGATGCCAGCAAGGCATTGAGTGTCGAGTTGGCGGTTTGCACATTCTGCAAAGTCTCTTGCGCTACCTGCAATTGTTGCTGCGCTACCGCGAGCTGCTGCTTGGCAACGGCCAGGAGCTGCTCGAGCAGTTGTGCCACGCTTTGATTTTGTTCCGGTTGCGGCATCTTGCTCTCCTTTTTTTTCATCGCGTTCGCGGCCCCCAGGTCATCACTCCCGGCAAGAAAATATAAAGCAGCCAGAGGATTACAGCGATGACCGCTACAGTGTTTAAAATCTGTTTAATTTTCGCGTCCATCGGGATGTACGTGTTGGCAAGCCACAGCAACACCCCGATGACGATCAACACCACAATGATCTGAATGATCGGCATCGTTCACCTCACCGGCAAACCGTCGTAGCTCACCCAGTCCGTGCCGTTGTTGCTGAAGATCAGACACTGCGTGTTCACATGCACGGCCACGAACTGGTAGTACGTGAAACCTTCGGGCGGCTTGATGGCCCGCAGCGAAGCCTTTAGGAGTGTTTCGCCCGTGACCGGATCCTGGGTCTTTACCACTTCGCTTTTTTGCCGTTCTTTAGCCACGCTTCCCCGTGTCCCAGCGTCATGCTTCCCAGCCATGCGGTTTTATCCGTTCTGCCGAAATCTACATCGGCGGTTTTCGGGCGACCGGCGACAACCGAGGATGTCCCAGCCCCACGATTGCCGCCGGATCCGACTCTCCGAGTGGTGCCCACGCCCGTTGCGTTTCCACCGGAAAGATTGAAATCCCGCAACACGCGCTTGATGACCGCGGGCGCCTTCTGGCGAGCTGCGGCGACGATGAAGCGTACGGCCTTCTGGTGATCATGCGAACTGAGCACGGCCTTATAGCGATCGGCGTATCCCGGCGCACTGTTCACTGCTTCCGCCAGGTCATCGTTAATCTGCCTGCGGATGCGGTTGGCGGTTTCGACGCGCAGCTTCTTCCCGGCCAGCTCCTGGCGCAGCAAGCGGTTTACTTCGCTCATCATCTGGTTGTTGACTTCCGTCCGGACGCCGCCGTACCAGGCTTTGGTGCGCTCCTGCTGGAACTGCTGCCGCTCCTGGGCGAGTTCGTCTTTCTGGCCCTTCAACGGATCGGGTGCTTTGGTGCGGCTGGCGTAATCCTGCAGGTTGCGGAAATAGGTTTCGAGCTGCCCGTAAAACTTCTGGATCTCTTCCCAGCGTTCCCCGGCGATGGCGGCCTTCAAATCGCCCATGGTGTCCCACACGCCGCAACGCGCCAGGGTCTGCACCATGGGAAGCGAGATGACGCGATCGAATTCGATGGGATCTACGCTGGCAAGTTTCTCGAGGTACGGGCGGCCCGCGGCTTTGAATCCATCCGGCGCTTCGCGGCTCCAGACATCGATGAACACCGGATCGCCCTGGTTGATGCCCTCCTGCAGCATCTTCCCGGCTTCCACTTCTTCGGCCATGGCGGTGATGCCCTGGGCGCCGCCGTGGGTCTCGAGCAGCTCGCTGGCCGTGCGGAGCGCTTGCAATCCCCCCATGCGGTCGGACTGCTGCGCTTTGAATAATGCGGCGGTCAGCTGCCGCTCGAGCCGCGGATACTTCTCTGCGAATTCTTGATTGCCTGCTACAAATTCACGGATAGCGCGTCGTAAGTGCGTGGGAAGAGCGCGGTCTGTTCTGCCTCGTTCGCCTTCTTCGCTTTCGCGTTCTCCTTCGGCACCCTGCTCTTGCCCTTCTCCTTCGGTTTCTTCTTGTCCTTCCGTGCTGGTTTCTTGGCCACTCGATTCCTCCTCTGCGACTCCTGATGATGCACCACCGTCGCCGGAAGAATCTTCTATCAGTCCCAACTCTTCGCCGTCCATACGTTTCTCCTGATTTTATTTATTGCTGCGGGGGCGGCGGGGCTCCTGATGCCGGTGATGGTGGGGGCGGGCCACCACCTTCCGGCGCCTTCACCGTCGAATTCAATGCCTTCACATCCTTCGCTTTTTCCAGCATGTCGGTTTGCTGCAGCCCTTGCGGGTTCAGCTGGATGCCGAGTTTCTGGGCCACCTGCATCTGTCCCTCAGGCGGCAGATCCTTGAAATTCGTGCTGATCGATTCCGACACCGGCTTCATCTGCGGCTGCTGGCTCATCTGCGCTTGCTTCATCAGCGCGGCGAGGGCGGCTTTGTGCTCGTCGTAGTGCAACCGCACATTCGCAAAACCATTCGGATTATTGGCGCGTTCTTTAATGCCTTCAGGGGTGTTGGACCAAGTTTTAATTTCCGCCATTTCCGAGGCATGGTCGTCCAGCTCCTCATCGATCGGCACACTCGACACCAGCTGCGGAATGGAAGACACCGCCTTGGCCATCTGCGCCGAAGCTTGCTGCATGGCCGCGGGCGGCATCCCCGGCGGCGGCGGCCCGATGGCTTGCACCGCTTGCTGGGCTTGCTGGAGTTTCGGATTCGGCACCGGATCGGTGTGCAGCAAGATCATAATTTCCGCTTGCTGCTTGTTGGCGGAAGCCGCGGCGGGCACATTCAGTTCCGGAAGTCCCAGCTTGTCCTTGGCGATCGACAGGTTCCGCGGCACCGCGAGAATCTGCTGCAGAATGGGATTGGTAGCCGCGGCAGCCATAATCGCGTTCCAGGCGGCCCGCTGCATCACCCAGGATTCCGGAAAATTTTCGTCCGTGTCCGGATAACACCGGATGTTGCCTTTCAAGTCTTCGGGATCTACTCGCAGGTGCTCTTTGACTCCACCTGCCGCTGGCACTTCACCACTCATGGGGCTGTTGCGGAATTTTGCCGCGCAGCCCACGGCCTGGCGCATGATATTCGCGTAGCCAGATTTCAAGTTCCGCCAGGTCAACCCCAAACGCCCCAGTGCTTGATCGCGCTGGATGGAGATTCCGCCGAGAGTGTCGTTCGCGCCGGTGTCGCCGCCAAAGAGCGCGGGAAACGCGCCGCAAAGAAACTGGCTGAACTGATTGAATAAATTCTCGATGTAGACGAGCAACCCTTCGGCCAGCTGGATCTGCGGTTCCACGAAAAAATTGGTGGCCAGTTCCTTATCCGGTCGCCGCTTCATCTTCACGTACTGTCCCGGCTTGGTTTGCAGCTGCTGTAAGGCATCCGTGTCGATGGCTTCCGAATCCACCCACTTCAGCGGCACCAGATGCATGAAAGCGTCGTGCACGTATTCCATGCAATCATTCAATTTTTCCTGCAGCGGAATGATCGGCTGCCCCAGCGCCGGACGATGCATGCCATCGCCTGGCCGCGGCGGAATGACCGTCCAGTGGTCGTCCATCTGTTCGCGGCGGCATTCCACAACTTCCTTGCCCACCATGGCGACCATCCCGCCTTCCGGAAATGTCTCGTACAGCCATTCACGCTTTTTGTCGTCCTCGATCTCGCGATAAAAACTGGGCCGGAACCAGCCGAGAGATTCTGTGGTCTGGTAGGTCATGGCGTCGTTGGTCATGTTGCTGGGACGCATGCCGGTCATAATCGATGTCCGCGCCAGGCGGGCGTATTCGGTGTTCGCCGTGGGCGTCGACATAGCCAGAATTTCTTTGGCTTTGTTGGGATACTTGGTCTTCATGCGGGTGATGTCGAATTCCCGCGAGAGCTGCAGGTAGTCGCATTCGTGAATGCTTCGCGCCTGCAACGGCACTTTCACCTCGAGACACCCGAAAGCTTCGATCACTTCCTGGCCGCGAGGATCACCCTTTTCGAAACTTTCTTCCTCCACGCCTTTGCCTTTGGTTTCCGGCAAATAACTTTCTTCGTCTTCAAGTTCCGGTTTCTGCTCGTAGCCGAAGCGCTGGCCGTCGATGACGTAGTGCGTGTATACGTGGGCGATGGCATCGGTCCACAGGAAGCGGCAAACGTCTTCCTGAATGACCACCATGTTGTTGGCGCGTTCGATCAGCCGCGTGGCGTCACTGGAACTTTCCGCCGCCGCAACGTCCGCGGGATTGTCGGGTTCGTCCGGTTCAAAGCGCACCGAAGGGTTGCCCGCGGTGAGCGCGGCGATGATGGTATCAGCGAAAGCAAGATAGATATTGGTCTCTTGGTTGTGATCATCATACGACTGCCCGCCCACGAGGATGAGCTGCGGCAGCACCCATGCGCCGTTACGCCCCGGCAGCAGGAATTGATTGCCGCGGTAAAAATACCTGGCTTTCCAGGCATCGCGAATCTGCAGCCGGTAACTGGTCAAATCGCGCTGGCTGGCGCGATCCATCAGCATTTTCAGGATGCCTTCTTTTTCCTCGACATCCATGCCGCTCTCGTCGTCTTCTTCGAGATCGACTTGATCGTCCTCTGTGACCGCGTCGACCGGACATAATTCTCCCGGCTTAAATTGTTCTTCTTCCTCTTCCCCAACTTCTTCGTCTTCGTCGCGATCGATTACGTCTTCTTCTTCAGCCATGCTTTGCGCCCATGAATGCGAGGGCCAGCCGCGCTCTGCGGCCGGTTTTTCCGCTCGCATGTTTTTTCGCTTCGGCGTACGACCGCGTACTCATGCCGTGGCGGGCGGCTTCGGCTTTGAACACGCCTTTGGTGCCGCGCCGCTTGATGGATTCCGCAGCTTCTGTGAGTGGCTTATCTTCGGCCATGCGTTTTACCTCGATCATCGATGCCTTCGATGACTATGCGAGAAACATTGCGCGGTTCCCGTGGGGCAGTCGCATTGAAATCGGGCACCGGCTTCAAGTACGGCGAAGGTCCGGCGGGTCTGGTGTCCATCTCCGGAAACACCACCTCGCCTTTGTGCAGCTGGTACGCGCCGGTTTCCGGCACCGTGCCGCCCTGCTGGAAACTCCCCTTCACCCGCGCATATTCATGCGCCATGGATTTCTTTTCCGGAATGTCGTGGCCTTCTTTCCGCAGGTACGACAGTTGGATGGCTTTGGCTTGCTTGGGATTCCGTACGATCGGCCCGCCAGCGCCGCTGTGCAATTTGTGCTGGCGGTATAACTTCATCACTTCCGATGCTGGCATTTTTTTAAAGCAGGCTGTCCTTTACGCGGCGTTCACGTTGCCTTTGAACTTTTCGAGGGTCTGCTTCTTCGTCAATGAAATCGAGGGAATCATCCTGGGTGATCTGCGCCACCGGAACGGCTCCCGGCGGCTGCAGGTTCACGATACGTCCGAGGAGCACGCCGCCGGTGCCCACGAACCACACTTCCGTGGCCGGAACCTGCGCGTTCATTTCGACGCTAAAGGGATGAATCGGAAATCGTATGTCTTTGATCACCGGCCACTGCCGCGCATTCACTTGCGCGGTGATCGATTGCGGAAAGCGCGTCAATCCCGCATGGATCATGGATTGCGTCAGCGCGGCGCCGTTGGTGTTGATGTTTTCACCTGTGCTCATGTTCGTTGCAGCATCCGCGCTGCTCTACGAGGCCTTCGACTTCTTGGCAGGCGCTGGTCGCGTTTCCCGGTTCTGCCATGTATTTGCAGTTGACGCAGTGGGTGTCGCCTTCGTCCGTGTATCCGGCTTCGGCTTGGCTGACTTGAGTGATGCGCCATTTGTGATCGAGACGTGTTGGATGCGGCACGCCGTTAACATAGAGACCGCAAACTCCAGCCGGTACAATGTCCCCTTTAACCTCGAGGCATTCTCCCGTATTGCGGACAAACTTCCAGCAGCTTCCACAACGCGCACCTGCCGCTCGATTGATCGAAGCAGGTTTGAAATACAGGACGGTGGACTTTCCATCTTTGTGTTCGCTCATCAGTGCCAGTAACAGAAGATTTTCGGAAACGTGATTTGGTGCGCTTGCTCGAGGTGGTGAAAAAGATACGTCAGCAGTAGCATGTCTTCTTCCGGCTGAATCACTACCATCTCCCAGCCGCATTCGCAGGCGATGGTCATGGCCCCGGCAATGGCATTCGGCACGGGATCGAACTGGACCCGTGGCTGCGCCATCGCTTACGCCATGTAGCCGATGCGCGATCCGCCCATGCCGCCGCGGGATTCCGCGCCTTCCGCTTCCCCGGCAACTTCCGCGTCCTCGCGGCCCATGTCGCCCAGGTGATCGGTATCCTCGCCCATGGCGTGCTCGCCGTGTTCGTGGGCCTCGCCGAGGGTAGCGTGATCCGCATGGGCCACATGCCCGTCTTCATGCTGCGTCACGCTGTGGTAGCCCTGGTGGGTTTTGTAGATGTGGTGGCTGACCGCGCCGCCGTGCTCGCCCACGATGTTTTTGATTTCGTCGTGGCCGCTAGGTTCGCGAGCGCCAGCCGATTCGCCGCCGCGCTCACTGGGACGCTGTTCCGTGCCTTCGCGGACATCCTTGTGCAGCGGCTTTTTCTTTTTGCCCTTCGCTTCGTTGTAGCGGTCTACAATCTGCCGGTTGCCCGTGAGTTTTCCATCGTATGTTTCACTGCCCCGCATCTTTCACCTCCGTATCCCATTTGCCTTGTTCCACGATTTTTTCCTGCTGCTCCTGGCTGAGTTCGTTCCATTCGCGCTTGAGGTCTGCAAAACTTTTCCGCGCTGGCAATTGAATGTGTTCGATATTGGGCAGCAGCCCCGGTGCCCGCGATTGCGCGGAATAGTCCCGTTGCGCCGCGTTGCCCGCTGTAGCGATGGCCAGTTCCAGGCGCTCGCACTTGCCGCGGTAGTATTCCAGATCCTTGCGCAGCTCTTTTTCGCGTTCGATCGATTGCGCCATGTCGAACTCCAGCAGCTTCACGTAGCGGTCAGCTTTTGCCATAAGTCTTCCTGAATTTGTGATACCAGCGGATCCAAGTCTTGTAAGAGTGTACGACCACCGGAAGACCTACGAACAAACCGGCCAGAAATTCGATGAGTTTTTCTTTCATCGCCGCCTGCGATTGATGGTGAAGGTCACGCCATCAGTCGCATCGCGGCTGGTCAGCTTCAGGTAGCGCATGTACTTTTGCTGGTTGTCCGGAATGGCCTGGATTTCCCGTTGCATCAAAATTTCTCTGGGGATCTGCTGTTCGCTGGCGTAACTCATCACCCCGTAACGAAAACTTTCGCACACATCCAAAAACAGTTCGTTGCCTTCCTTGACGGCATCCTCGATGTTCCTCTCGTCGCGCATCAGCTTCGGGATGGAGTCGATGACGTCAGGACAGTTATCGAGTACTGCCACTGTGTCGGTATCGAGCAACGTGTAGCAGAGACGCCAGCCATCCACTCGACGGTTATTTGCCCGCTCCGGTCGCGGCAGTTCGTACTCCACGAATACGTCACCCATCTTGTCCGCGATGGAATGGAACTGATCAATTTTTGAAAAGCGATCTGGCGACAGGTAGACGTGTCCGATGTGATCAACTTGGTCTCCAGTGTGATTCGCACCTGCAATTTTCTCCGCGATCAGTTGTTCGTTCATCTGCCGCAACACCAGCTGCCGGTAGCACAGCAGGATGGTGCGTTTGGCTTCCGGATCAAATTCCGTTTTGATTCTGACCCGCGTCCACCACAGCGCTACCGTCGAGTGTTCGAATCCCCAGTCGATGCTGATCCAGCGGTCTTGCCACGGCTCAAAAACAACTTGGCTGAATTTTTTGACATGGCGAGCCGGATCCCAGTTCTGGAAAAACTGGCCCGCGAGTATGTCCCAGCTACCAGGGATCCAAGCCTGTCGGAGTACCGGATCAACAATTGATTCCAGGGCAGCGATGTAGTTCTTGTCATTGGCGTACACGAAGTTGTCGACGTACGTGCTGTGAATGGCTTCGTAGTCGTTGGCATCATAGTTCGCCAGCATCTCCCCCACCGGCTTCTTCAGAATCCATAAAGCTTTCACCCAGCCAGATCCAATCCCATTCGGATTCGTGCCGCCCGCCATCCGCGGCCTGACCTTGTACTCTTTTCCGCGGTGCCAGTAACTCTTGATGGGGCAGCGATTCGAGCCCTTCAGAAAATCCCACTGCCGGTAAGTGAACTGCGTCAGCTCTTCCCAGCCGATGAAAACGAATTCAGCGCCCTGATACTGCAACAGGTCCGCGTCGTTTTTCACATGGCCGAAAAAAAGTTTCGAGCCGTTGTGAAACATCACCACTTTGCGGCTCGCGTTGTAGCGGAAATACAGGTGAGCAGGAACTGTCTTGGTGAACAAGTCCTCGATGCCGCCCTTCTCCATCGAGGTGAGAGTTCTGCGTAGCAGCAGTGAGTTGCTGCCAGGAATCAATAGACACTGGGTTATCGCCTCCCACAAGAGCGCGGTGGATTTCCCGCCTCCGCGCCCGCCTTCGAGCAGCGGATAGCGTGCGCGGCTTTCGTGAAATTTCCGCTGCACCAGCTGGGGCCGATAGTAGTCGCCGATTTCAGTTGATGGGTTCATGCCGCGTGGGCACCGCGGAAACATCGAACTGCGGACCCGCGGTCAGTGGCCGGTCTTCGGCTTCGATGGGTTCCCGCGGCGGGCGCCCGTAGAGATAGTGAACCGCCATCTTGAAAGCGTCAAAACGGATTTCCTTCGGAATCGGAACATGCCTGCCGTCTTTCATTCTTCCGTACAGGAAATATTGCCACAGCGCTTTCATTTCCTCTTCCGGCAAAACCTGCCGCAACACGTCGCGAATGCCTTTACTGCGCCAGTGCGAGCCGCCGCTGCCGGGAATTTTCTTGTGCCCTTTTTTGAATGCATGGGCGTTGCCTGGTTGAAAAGTAGGCATGATTCACATCCTCAACCTGAAATCGAAACCGGGGCCCAGATCGCCGCCGCCAGGCGGCCCTAGTGGAATGCTGCCGCTCGCGGATCCGGCCACGAAAGTTTTCAATGTCGGCGTGAGTACGCTGACCGGCGCGAAAATGCCGAGAGTGGTTGCTCCGGATCCCCGCGGACTTACCGAACTGCAGTCGCGGCCCGCTTTGAACACGCCGTTCAGGAAAAAGTAACCGATGTTGCCGATAACCGCCAAGGTGTAGACGTCGTTCACCGTGGGCGTGTAGTTCACGTTCTCGTAGATGTTGAGATCTGCGGTGCCATTGCCATACTGCACGGCGGCGGTGAGGGAAACCGTCGAACCGTCGTGGTTGTCGAGGACACTGATAAACCAAGCATCTTCGAAATTCGCAAACACCGTGTCGGTGCGCAAGCTGGCGAACAGTTGCTGGCCGTTTCCGAGGGTGCCAAACGATCCGGCATCGGTGAACGAGAGATAGCAATCATTCGGAATGCTGGCCCCGATAAGTTGTTCGCTGCCCTGGCTGAGATTATCCGCTGCCGTCGATTCGCAAATCCCGCTGGCTGCTTGCAATGCCACCACCGTGAGATGCGAATTGGTCAACACCGACCAGTTCGCCGGATTCAAGGGATTGGCGGTGGGCGTGAAGTTGTCGGTGTAGATGGGCGTAAGCGTGAGAGCCATCAAAACCTCAACTTAAAATCGTATGCCGGACCCAAATCGCTGCCGCCACCGGGATTCCCACCGCCAGCCCATAGCACAACTTTTTCTTTCGTCAGCGTAGCGGCAAAAAGATCGAGACCTGGCGAACCCGCAATTGCATAGTTGTTGCTGTCGGTCGTCGTGGCTACTTGCGTACCGTTCTGGGTCAACAGCAAAACATTTCCGATTACGATGAAACGCCAAACGTCGTTGGCCGCGGGCACAAGCGTGAAGCTAGGCCCGATTTGATGCGCCACACCGGCGCTGTGCGCCTGAAACAGCGCGTTGTTGACGCCCGTGATGATGTACGCCCGATAGTCCGTGTCGATTGCAGAACTTTGCCGAAGCAGCGGGATAAAGTATCCCGTGGCGTCCGCAACATAATCCGAGGAGATGGTGATTTCCGCATACTGATCAGCGGGCCAGTTGCCCGCTGGCGGAACCGCTGCGGACCAATACGCGCCGCAATGCGTGCTGATCACCGAGGCCTCGCAAACATTCGCGGACGGCACTTGCAGCGGCGACATCGTTGGACACGTGGTGAATTTCCCTCCGTTGCTCAGAGGGTTCTCGATGGTGCTGAAGTTGTAGGAAGCCAGCTGGATCATCACAACCTCAGCCGGAAATCGAATGCGGGTCCGATATCGCCGCCAGGATTCGGCGGCAAAACGGAAGTCAATCCTTTCGCCGCGAAATACGTGTACGTGCCGCCACTCGATCCAAAAGTCAGGCTGCCCTGATAGAGTCCGGGTGTCGAAATATTGCGGTCCATCAGAATCGCGTTGTCCGAGGCAGCGGTAGTTCTGAGAGTGCTGCCGTCACTGGGCGAATGGGTCACCGAGTTGTCGGTGCGGCCCATGAAGATCAGTGTCTCGTTGGTGTAGTTCGCGACGATCGCGCCGGTGGTAAAGCTGGTTCCCAAGGGAAACGACAATTGCCCGATGGCATCATCGATCGGCGCCGCGGGATTTGCGGTGTACTCCGCGATGAAAATCGCCAGCGTGTCGGAGTTTGGAAAATGCCCGGTAATGGTGAGCGCTCCGCTGCCCCCGGTGTTGAGCGCCCAGAAAACCTGGCTGCAGTTGCCGCCGATGCTTCCTTGGCCGATGCCCACCCAACTATTCGAATGCGTATCGGTCACGCTGCCGAGCCGCGCATTGCTGCCGCTCGCGGCTAGCAGATGCGCCAGCAAAAAAGAATTGGCGGTGGTTCCGGCAAAACTTTGCGCCACGCTGGTAACCGCGGCCTGCACCACCTCTGTACTGACCTGGGAAAACGTCAGGCCCACTTACATTCCTGTCGAAGTGGATTGGTAAATCTTGGCCCAGGTGGTGCCGGGACCGCCGGTAAACGCGGTGGTGTTCACGCGCACGAAGCGCACGTTGTTGGGCACCTGCGCCACCACGGATCCGGTCAGCGTGGTTTGACTGGTGCCGATGATCTGATACTGCGCATCCACATCGTCGACGGCGCCCTCGAGCTGCAGCGCGATGGTCGCCGCGGTTGAGGCCCACACCATCGTGAGTCCGTAACCGCCTGCAGGATCAAGTGCGAATTGCTGGCCTTTGTTCACCGAAGTCGTTTCGCCCACATCGACCGCAGTGAACAATGCCTGGCCGCCATCCGGCGTCGTCGCAAGATTGCCCGTCGTCGCCGGATACGTGATGGTGCCCACACCCGTCGCAGGCGTGATAGTCACCGCGGTGGTCGCGACGTTTGAAACATTTGCGGCCGCACCCGCAACCACCGTTCCGGTCACCGTCACCAAAGCGCCGGTCGCCGGAATGTTGCCCTCGATGAGTTTCACCGTGGCGGTCACTACGTTGGCGGCCACCGCGAGCGCGGTGATGTACATGCGGCAGGGTTGCTGGCCGAGTGGGAAACTGCCCCAGCTGTAACTGGGCAACCCTGCAGTGATGCCGCGCCGTGTGGGCGGATTGTTCTGATAAGTCGGCATCGCGCACCTCAGGTGGAGGGTTCGATCGTGTAGTACACCGTGATGTGGCAAGTGCCGGTGCCTGCCGCAAAGTTGTTGGTCACCTTCGAAATGGTCAACGGCGCGTTGTCATCGGTCGGCGGATTTCCGGCAGTGTCCGTGGCCACCGAATAATTCCAAATGCGCTGGATGGCGCGATTTGGCGAAACGGTAGTCAGGAAAATCGCGTTGCTCGCGAGCGCAAACGATGCGGAGCCGATGTTGAACTGCACCGCGCCGCCTACATCGGTGTACGCCGCGCCACCGCCAATCAGGCGGATGATGATACCCACCGGATTGATCATAAAACCCGTTACGCCTGGCGCCGGAACCAGCGTCACCGGAGTCGAGAGCAACGCTAGCAGCTGCGCGGAACTCAAAGTGACATCGGCAACTTGCAAGCCCGCGCACGGCGACGGACCCACCGCATAGCTTGGACCCCACTGCCCCGCAACCAAAGTGTTCGCGGTAATCGGATTCGCCGGTGAAACTACAAACGGAGGTGCCATATTTTCTCCTTCAGTTCTGGATTAATTGCAAAACGAGATGATGGTCGGACATGCGCGGCATCCAGATCTGGCTGGTGCGAGCGAAGAGTTTGGCGGAGGTGAAATGGCGGCGGCGGCCTGTGCCCCTCGCTCGCACTACCAACTGCGATCCATGCAAGCGAAGCGCAGCATCGAGCGGAATGTTTCCTACGCGGAATCCGTAAGCGTTGTACAACGGCAGGCTTGGAGACACCACGACTGTCCTTCGTTAACCGGATTGTCGCATCCGATTGCCCCGTGGGGTTGCGCCTGATGGTTTCAAAAACTACAGCGAAGCCCGTAAGGCTGTCAAGGAGTTGGCGGCAGCTCGTTCATCGGATGCAAAGCTTCTTGCGGCGCAAACCACGCCGGATCGCGTCCGTTGCCGCCATCGGTCCACCACGCTGACTGCTGCTTCGCTTCGTAGCCGTACAGCCAACCGCACAAATAAAATACCGGCGCCAGGTGCGACAACACCAGAATGAAAGGGCGCTCATCCGCATCGTCCGGTCGAATGATCAGCGAACCCTTCGCCAGTGCTGTGGTGCGCACACCGTGCCCCGCCACATCCGGAAGTCCGTAAGTGTTCAAGTTCCCGCTGTGATACACGTTCATCCATTTGCTCACCACTTTTTCGCCGCATGCGCCGTCGCAGTCCACTTGCCAGCGATTCAGCGGATTCGTGCCATGCTTGTCCGGACGATCGACCGTCGCCACACGGCGAGCCACGCCATCCATCGCGGCCATGAACCATTCGTGTTTGCTGAGTGTGACTTTGATCCAGTCGCCTGGTGTGCTCATTTCGCGGGCAGCTCGTCCACAAACTTTCTCGCCGCTTCCCAGGCTGCCAGGCGATCCGGCAAACTCACGCCGCTGCCCACAAAGCGCCCATCCTCCCGTAGCATCTCAGCATGCGTTTTGTATTCGCCGCGCTTCACTACCCAACTCCAATCGTGATCCACTTTGTCGTGCAAGGTCACAATAGTGTGGCCCTTGTAATCCATCATCTGCTGATCTTCGTACAACAAATATGCTGGAATCATTTCGCGACCTCCTGATCGATCACGTAAATCGTAAGCCGCACACCTACTTCGGTGCGCTCATACTCCTTCGTCCACATGCCCTCGTCAACTTGTTCGTCATTCGTCCACACCACCCCCTGCAACGCATCCATCAGCAGTTTTTCCAAGTTGTCGCCATCGCCACGGTGCCGCACATAAAACTTGGCTACGAATCCGAAACGCGATACGCCATCGAGGCGCAGCTTCGGCTCGAGACACTTCACTTCCCAACCGAGTTGCTGCGCCGTGGCAGTGACTTTCTTGTCCGTGTAGTACACCAGACCGTGGCGCCGCGCTCGCTTCCACGCACGCATCTCCATGCGGATGAAGTGATCGAAAATTATTTTGGTGTTCACTCCGACTTCGCCGCTTGTTCGTTCACCTCGAGTGCCACTGCGGCCCAGTCCACGCGATCGAGTACCTGCCGCGTCATCACTTTCTGAAACGCATCCGCCGCGGTGTTCTTCTCCACAATGTCCCGCAAATCATCCGCCGTGATTTCCATCGCCTTTCCTCCCGTCACAATCGCCGGTGTCTCTGGTCTCCCCGCGTCCGGCCCGATAGTGTTCTGCGTGTACTGCGGCCTGTACTTGTATGCCCCCGCCATCACATTCCTCCTGATCTGTTTCTCGAAAGCCACCTGGCGGTCCAGCACGCCCAGATAGTTTTCGCGCCACTCACGAAATATCTCCGCGAGGTTCATTCATTGCCCCCACAAAATGCTGGCCAGCACCATGGTCGATGGGTTCACTCGCAAGGTCGCCTTGATCCCTGTGGCCATGTTCTGGTTCACAAAACTCTGGTCCGTGCCCACCGTGATCCCCGTACTGTTTCCACTCGCTTGCTCCGTCACGTACAAACCTGTCGCGTTGTTGAACACGTTTAGCTTGAAGATATACGGCAACTTCGGATCCCACGCCATCGTTCCTGTCGCCGTGCCGGTGCCATCAGTCTGACTCGTCGCCATCATGTTCCAGTTGTTTCCCGTCGTATCCGCCGCTTGAAAAAATTGCACCGAATAGCCAATGCCAAACGGCGTGTTGGTGCTGTCGGCCCACTGCAGCGTCACCGCATACGTCACGTACGGCGTCAGCTGCACACCTTCGTAAATCGCACCGCCTTTCACGTTGGTGATTACAATCTGCACCTGGCCCTGATGCTGCCCCGCAGTGTTTACCGTCACGTTCTTGATCTCGTCGATGGCAATGCCTTTTCCGCCAGTCACCGCAACGATGTCAAAGTTCGTGAGCCAGGGCACCGCGTTGATCGCGATGTCCATCACCCGCTGCCCTGGCGCAGTGTAGTAAATCTCAGCAAACTTCATGTCCAAGGTGTACGTGCCAGGCGGCGTCTGAAACGTCAGCGTCAGCGTTTCACCATTGCTCACCCGCGGATGCTGAAACAGCGCTTGGTTCGTGTCGCACGGTGTCGCGCCCGTGATCGGCGGCGCATTCGCACTTACGTAGTTCGTCGCACTGCCGGAATTGAAATAGCCTGCATCCGTCGCCCACACGTTGTTCTGGCAATCTGTGTATGTGACCGGATCCGTCGTCGAGCCGCCAGGATAAACGCGAATCACCGGATCCGGCGGCGGCACCTTCGGCGGTATCGGATTCGGCGGCACCTGCGCCATGGCGTTCCCGTCCACCAGCATCATCACCGCGATCGCTACGATCAGCGCCGCAAGAAAAATCAAAACTGAAATCACATTGCGCCAGGTCTGTGTCATGGCTGCTCCTTCCGCGCCTCGAGCAATTTGCGCAATTCAATCGCGAAGCTTTTGCACATCAGGTTGTAGTGCGGCGTGTCTTCGTCGTCTTGTTCAAGTTCTTCATACCATTCCGCCATCTTTTCCACCGCTGCACGCAACTCCCAGCGACAAGCGCAAGTCGGATGGCCGCACACGCCGCAGTAGTACACCACTGGAGTCATGGCTCACTCCTGCGGTGTCCGTTGATGTCCACATACTGCCCGCTCAGGATCTGATCCGCAATGCGATCGAGCTGCTGATGCGTCGACAGTTCGCCGGTCAGGATGGCGCGAGCAATCTGGTGCGCAGTCATCGAGGCGCCGATGATCCATCCGAAATAAAACATCAGCGATGCAAACAGCAGCAGCGCAACAACAAACAAAAACATTTTCACGGGCGCACCTCACCTTTCCTGAAAGGAATGCCGCACACTTTGTCGTCGCCTCGTCCGCTTGGGTTGAGCCACATCAAATGCAAAGACTTCTCGCTTTGCACCATGGTGCAGAAAGCTTCCTGAGAAATAACCAGCGAAGCGATGGCGATTCCGTAGCGCAGCAAATCCTGCTGCGCACGTCGAATCGCTTCGAAAGCATCGTCATCACTCATTGATCTTCTCCTTCTGCGGCAATCCAGTATTGAACATCCACAGCAGCGCCAGGATGAAGGCGGCGAATTGCGCACGGCTGCGCACGCCGCCGAAATACCCTTCGTACACCGTTTGCGCAATTTCAAACGCTTCCATCTTCTCGCGGTCGCCAGCGGCATCGGCACCGCGCACCATGTACTCACAAGCGGCGTGGAATTTTTCCGGTGTGTTCATGCGGTTTCCTTTCTGCAACATTTGTTTCTCCTAAATCGCCAATGTTTATGCGGGTATTCGCGTTTGAGCTCGGCCGCGGCCAGCTCGCCGGCGAAACATTTGTTTCACAGCTTCTTTTTGTTCACCAGATCGCGAAACGCTTTGCGGCTTTCTTCGTACAGCTTCAGCGTGTCCTCGATCGAAATATTGGTGCGCAACGTGATGTCTGGATCGCAATTGCACTCGCCGCCGCGAAAGCAATTGCACCAATCGTCGTGGCGCACCAGTAGATCATTCAAGCCAACGCTGGGCTGCAGTTCGCCAGTGGCGAACATGCGCTCGAGTTTTTTCTGGTAGTTGTTCACTGTTCCTTCTCCGTTTGCACTCGTGCAGTCGTCAGCTCGATCGCGAACTTATCTTCCATGTAGCGCTGCAAAACTTTCAGCACGTAATACGCTTCGCCAGGTGTGGCGCCGCGCTGCTGCAGAAATTCCAATACATCGCCGCAAAAGTGTGACATGCGTTCGCGAAACTCCGGATTCGTCGTGTCCATGAACTCAATCGTGTTGCGCTCATTCGTCATTTTCGCGCTCCTTTTTCACAGCGCGTGCGGACGCCGGGAGACCGAAAAGATCTTCGAGCGAGCCCTGGCGGGATTCTTTCTCTCTGGCTTTACCGCGAGGGCGGGGAGCGAAGGAGCAGTACTTGACGTGGCGTTTAAGGGCGGGCAGGGAAGGGAAGTCGGTACGACGGCACCAGGGGCAAAATGGGATCATTTTGGGCTCCGGACAGATGCGGACAGTTGGAGGGCGGAAAACGAACTGTCCACACGCTGCTCTTATATATGTCTATCAATCTCTCTCTCTCTCTCCATATAAGAGAGTTAACATGGCAACTGTACGCAACTGTACGCAGAACTGTCACAAGGAAAAAGAGGTATCGATAGACATGTATAGACCCCCCTGCGTACAGTTGGGTAAAACGGCCTAATTTTCCGTGCCTTCGCCATCTTGTTCCGCGGGTGTAATCCAGCGCAGGACGACCTGTTTTCCAATCTTGGTTTGTTCGATGTCGCCGTTGGCGACCAGCACGTTTGTGACGCGCTCTGCGGTGGCCGGACCCAGGTCGTAGACGCGGGTATCGTGTAGCATCTGGCGGCGGCTGATCCATTTGCCGCCGTAGCGCATAAGGTAGCTCAGGATTTTCGAGCACGCTTTGCCTTCGATGGTGTCGCCGGTGTTGGGTTGCAGCACGCCGCGGATGCGCATCTGGTAATCGGCGAGTTGGAAAGCGGAATCGAGTTGTGAGCCCAGCAGCATTTTCTGGCCGCTGAAAGCGGCGCAGATCAAACGCGATCGGATGGCCATCTCGAGCACGCGAGGATTCATGGTGGGATGTTCCACGAGGTATTCGCGTTTGGCTTCCCACACCGATGGCTGCACTTCCACGATCGGGATCTTACGCAAGCGTTCCTGGCCGCCGCGTAATGGTGCGAACTTGAAATGGAAGTCGCCAGGGCAGAGGCCAAACAGGAAACGGTCGTGCTGGCCGCCGACCGATTCCTTCGCGAAGCTGTCTTGAAACAATTCTTCCGGCATGCCGCCTATCAACGACAGCTTCACATCGGCAGCGATGCGCGGCTTCTTGCCGCTGACGGTGAGTTCAAGGTGCGTGTTGTAGTAGGCATCGTTCAGCAGTTGCGGAAACGATGCGCGATCGATCTGGGACTTCTTGAACAGGTGTGACAGCTCGTCTACCCACAGCAAACGCGGATTGCCCATGGCGTCTTCCATGCGTTTGACGAGTTGTTCTCCGGATCCGGAATACACGCGCAGCAATTGTGGTTTGTCGGCGCCTAAGATCTTTACGGCGCGTTCGATGGCTTGGGTCTTGCCGCTGTGCACGGGGCCGACCAGGCACACATACAGCATGGTCGGCGGGCTGCCGTTTTGTTCTGCGAGGAATGTAGAAGCGACCGCCAACAGCGCGGGCCAGGCATAAGCGCGGGGCAGATCGGACATGCGCACATCGCACACTTCGCCAAGCCAGCCGCACAAACAATCGAGCGGGAGATCGTTCAGGTATATGGCATTCGGCAGTGGCGCCGCCGCGATATTCTCCGCAACTTCAATTTTTTTTTCGAGTGCGCCGAGGTTTTCCGCCGCGGCAATGTTCCGTGCGGTCTCTGGATCTTGAGCGACTTTCGGATGATTCTTTTTGAGATCGGCGGCCAAGCCGCGAACGAAATCAACCAATTTCCCTGGATCGGCCCTGGGCGAATCTTTCGGCCAAATGTCATCGGGTTTTGTCACACAGAACCCTCCTCTTTAGGGGCGGCAGGAGCGGTGAAAGAGGCACCGCCCCCACCCTTGCCCGCGACCGTCGCCGCGGGCCGATGCCGCTCACGGAGAAGGCGGCCTGGAGACCCTATCACAATGCGCTAAAGACCGGAGGGTTACTCTTTGGACACAAAGTGGAAAAGCCTGTGGAAAACTGTGGAAAAGCTACCTTTCGGTGGGGTTTTTAGGGGGTTCGATGCGTGCTCCGGCGTGCTCCAGAATGAGCAAAGCGAGCCGGATCGCGTGCTCTTTTGGCAGTGCGATCCAGCCCACATTGCGTTCGAAATCGAGCCGTACGGCGTGCTCGTTCGAACTTAGGCGGATATCGAGTTTGCCGCCGCCGTCGACCGGCTGTGTTCCTTCCTGTCCAGCCATATGCGCACCCCTGGGATAGTGATCGTGCCGCCCATCGCTTGCACTACCTTGCGGATGGCCGTTTCGTCTGGGCAGCAAAACTCGCGAGGCACCTTGATGGGGTCAATTACCTCAAAGTCCCACCGCTCCTTCACGTAGAAACCCTCCTGCTGCGGCACAGCCGCTACCGGCGCGATCGTAGGCAGCGGGACAGCCTTACTCTCTATCCGGAGCTGCTCTGCGGTCTCCGTGTCTCCCTGGCGTTCTGCGACTTTGGCTTGGCGCTCCAGTTCCTTCTGCTCCTGGCGCTGCAGCCCGGCCGCCAGTTTATCGCGAGCCGCCGCGGCAATGCGCTCCTGCCGCGCCCGCCAGTCCATGCGCATCGACAGGATCCTGGCTTTCTCATCCGCCAGGGGTTTCAGCTGGCGCTTCTTCCAGGCTACTGCTTGCTTGTGCAGCCGGTCGAAAGCTTGCACAAACGGCGCCGACACCGCATCGATCCATTTGGTAGCTTCATCGATGCGCGGAATGATCGTGCCGGTTACCGTGAAATGATCTTCGGAGGTGATAGCGGTGATGGACTTCGCTTGCTTCAGCAGGGGTTCCGTGCGTTTGTCGAGCAGCGACTGCTTCGGCTGCACCGGCAAATCGTACTTCTCGATCGATTCGGACTTTTTCACAGCACATTCTCCTTTTCGTAGGTCGTCTTGAAACGCTTTTTCCAGGCCGAAACATACAGCAGCGCCGCGAAGGTTTCGTAATCGCTGCGCTCATTGAACGGATGGATCTTCGGAAACCCGTTCTCGCGCAGCTCCACCACGATTCTGCGGCGACTAACGAAACGCGCAAACGGGGAATTGATGGAAGCGTGCGGATGGCCCGCGGCTTGACCGGCGAGCTGCACACCGTGATGCGGATAGACCTGGCCAATCTTCCACTCGATCATGGTGTCGCGCCCGTCGACGAGCGCGTTGCAGTCGAGCTGAAAACCGAAAGGCATGCCGTTCACGTAGCCAATGGATTGCGCTTCGCTCGCCAGCAACCGGAAGTCGCAGTGTTCTTTGAAGTAGATCCAAGCATGCAGCCGCGGCTTCACTTCTTTGTCGTAGCTGCCGAGGGTGCCCAGGTTGTGCAGATGGCAAGCGCGGTGCACTTCGCGCCCCAGCTCCGATTTCCTCTCGAGGATGTCCGCTTCGGCGCGAGCAAAAGGAATCAAGCCGCCCGATGCCAGCACCGCGGTGCAGCCGGGAACGATCTTCCCGGCCACCGCGTATTCGTGCTTGTCGGCGTTGAAGGTGAAATCAACGGTCGTCAAGAGGTTCGCTCTGCTTTCCATAGATTGCGGAGACTTCTTGTTTGTCCATGAAGTGCTTGATGGCCTCCAAAGTATCGAGCACGCCGTGCTGGAAGCCCGCTTCGAAGATGGCCAGCGAGGTGACCTTGCCACCCGTGCGGTTCATAAACTCTTCGAAGAGTTTTTTGGGATCGTGGCTCATGGGACTCTCCTCTCGAGAGAATTGGTCTTCGCCGTAGTGTCCGGTGATGTAATTATCCAGATCACGCGCTTGCCTGGAGTTCATTTCTCACCTCGCGCTTTCTTCATCAACTCCGCAAACTGCGACTGCCGCACTTCGCGGATGGAGTTCAGTTTGTAGGTTTTCTTGATGTAGCTGGTCAGCTCTTCGGGAACTTTCCAGCCTGCTTGCATGGCCGCGTTGAACACATCGGCTTGCTGCTTGCCGGTCAGGAAGGGGTCATCGATCTTGGGGATCTGCGCTTTCGGCACAGATTGTTGTACAACATTTTGTTGAACTTTCTTGCTTGACTTTGCACGCCGTTTGACGTCTTCGATCGACTGCTGCAGTTTGCCGGTGAGGTCTTCGGTAGTAGCTTCGATCGGCTTCGGGCCCAGGCTGAAAGCTTCCGCCGCGGTGGTCGAACCTTCCTTGATGGCGTTGAAGATGCCCCGCAAGGTGACCAGTTCGTTTGCGCCGATTTTCGAAACCGTCTTGACCTTGAGAACTTCAAGGATCGCGGCTTCCGGCACACCCAGCTGATCAAAGGCCTCGAGCGCGGCTTTGCGCCGCGTGGCCACATCCTTCTCCGAAGGCTTGGCGGCTAGGACGGCTTTTTCGTACAGCGGAAACCAAAACATTTTCGGGATGCCTTTCAAGACCGCGTTGCGGAAAGCGATGCCCGCCGCCGCGGCGCCGGTGACCCCAATCATGTCGTCATCGTAGCGCGTGCCATCGCGCTTGGTGATGCGCCGTTTGATCTCGAAGGAAATGGCCACGTTCGTTTCAAGATCGTGGAACACCCCCTGGCTCACTACCGTCTTGTCGTCCGCGCCCAGCACGCGAGCCGCTACGCGGCAGTTGCGCCAGTTTTGGCCGATGATTTCCGCGAACCTGACGGACGGGCCTTCGATCAGTTTCTCCCCGCCGTCTTTGCTGCGCCGCACCAGTTTGTAGTACATGGTCTCCGCCACTTCCTGGCTGTAGCTGACCATGTTTCCCGCAGTGCTCTGAAAGTTTGCGAGGCAGCGCGGGTATTGTTTGGCTGTCGCGATTTGCA